CTGGAAATATATCCAATAGAATCGGTTTTAATCATTTTTTTATCTGAGGTTCCATCACTAAGTGATTCTGAAATAACAACTCCTTCATTCGTTAGATTTGAGTACCCAGGAAATGGATAATAAATTGTTTTTTCGTTAAGATTATTCTTAATAGAATATAATGCTCTCAAATCACTAAAAACATTGACATAAGCAGATACAATTACCTTTAAAGAAGTTGCAGGAATTTCTAATTGAATAATATTTGTTGCATACACAAAGGATGATGGATCTTCTGTTAAATTACTAACTCTATTATCTTCAGCATAATCCTGAATAGGACTATTGATTCTATTACTAGTAAATATCATAGAAACCCTATCCAAATCCACAACTGGTGACAAATAAGAATCTGAAGTTTCTAAAAATAAATCTATAGACATAGATTTATTTCCAGGAAGAGTAGTTAATCTCTCCGTCTCATTAATTTTTGAACAAATTAATCTTGGCGAATCAAAATAATTATTTTTGCTCAATTCAATATCAACAAATCCTTTATCCTCAAAAGAATTTTCTGTTCCATCAACACTAGTTCCGGAAATAGTTCTCATTCTTGAAGTTATGTTAGTTCCATTTAATATTGTAGTTTGTATATTTGGATTTGCAATTTCATATTGAATATTTTGAGTGGCATTTATAAAAGACCCACCAGTTGATTTTGTTTCATTTGAATAAAGTTTAGGAAAATTTGTTCCAATACTTCTATCGACTTGTCCATATGGAAGAGAACTTGTCTTTCCATCTTGTGAAGTATCTATTTTAATAGTATAATAATCAAAATCAATAGGATCTGAAACTTCAGCATCCTGAAGAGTATGTGTAGTATTAATCCTCCTCAAAGATATTCCATTTAATTCGTATTTGTAGATTGAAGTATTTTGAGTGTAAGAAGCAGATAATGTTTGATCAATTCCTCTAGTTATTCCAGTTAAAGAGTTGGAAGTAACTCCATCATAGGATATAATTTCATTTCCAATTAAAATATATCCTGGATTTGTAGTTCCAACTCCAACATTTTCAAATGTAGAGAAATTTGTTGTACTATCAACTAAAATGCTTGCAGTAGAAGTTCTATCATAATTAGATGTTAATTTTATCGGTGGCACATCACTTAAAACATTAGATATTCTTACAATGTTTTCTCCAGCGTGCATTCCATGATTTCTATGATTTACTTTTATATGCAATCCATCAGTTTCTGTTTGAATACCATCGGCAGGTATAAAAACATTTCCACCAACAGATTGATTTAAATTAGTAGTTATACCAGAATTATTAACATATTGTATTGTTTTTCCTACTCCTGTTGCAAAATCTCCCTGTACGTTATCAAGTATTAACTCATTTATTCCACTTAAATTAGAAACAGAAAGTTGTAAATTTCTACCAAGAGTTTCTGATCCAATTTGAGATGCTGTTAAAACATCACCAATAACATATCCAGTTCCTCCATTTAATATAGTTGCTCCAATCGCAACTCCATTTGAGATCGTAATATCTGCCGTTGCGTTTCTACCATTTCCTGTAATATTAGTTAATGTAATATTTGAATATGTGGCATTTCCGGTATAACCAATTCCAGAGTTTATAATATTTAAAGTTCCTGTCGCAATTCCAGCAGATGCAACATAATTTCCAGTTGCATTACTTCCTACTTGTAAAATTGTATTTCCTAAAGTAAGATTTGTGTCTTGCACTGTAGTCCCTAATCCCACTCTTATTCTTTTCGATGAAAACTCAAGTGGATTTGAAACTAGTGTTGCTATTTGTTTGTTTCCTAAACCTAATTCTGGGTTATAAAAACTAAAGTTTCCTTCGGTTTGTGTAAAATTTGCTCTATACAAGGTAAATTTTAAGTCTTCATATGGACTTTCATTCCAAGTTGAAGCATTTTGTGATTTAAAAAGACCTCCAGAAACTGGTTGCTTAGTCACAAAAATCTGTCTAGATTCTGGTCCTGACAAAGTTGTAACATCAACTTCACCAAGTCTAGAAACCCAAACATTATAATTTTGTGACTGAGAGAGTATTACAAGCGCATGAAATCTTTGTCCAAGCAAATATATTGGAGATGGAAAAGTAATTCTTGTTGGAACTGAAGCATCATTAAATGCCTTAATATCTTTTGGATCTATTACAACTTCACTAAATGGATAAACTTTTTGTGTAGGAAGACCAAGTTCCATTGGTCTAAGTTGAATAGTTACTGGTAAAGTTTCATCCTTTGATAAAAAATATAAATCAACAGAGGTAATAAAGGCTCCTTTTGGATTTTCAATATAAAATGATTGTGCTAATGGATCTATAACATTCATTTGACTATTCTTTATTATTCTTTATTTATTTTGCTTAAATATTATTTTTTATTTTTATTATTTTTATTATTGTTATTGTTGTTACTGCCGAAGGGATTTCCGCCAGTGAATCCCGATGGCAGTCCTCCAGAAGATGGGTTGTTTGGTTTGGTAGGTGCTGTAGATGGTTTGGCAGGCACAGTGTTATTACCTCCACCTCCACTGCCGAAGGGATTTCCGCCGGTGAATCCCGATGGTAGATTAGATCCTCCACTACTAGATATAGGAGTACGGACAATACTATTCATAAATTTATCGCCTGTTACGTTGTTATTTTTATTACTTCCTGGTGGTGGTTCATTAACTCTAGCCTTAGTTTCTCCAGATCCTATCCTTTCAGGTTGTACTGCAACTACTTGCCCAGTTCCAATTGTAGTTTTAGCTGAATTGTAAGCATTTCCTGTAGATACTTTTATATTATTATTGCTAGAATAAGAACTGTTATTAATTTGATTAACAATTCTTTTTTCTTGGGTTCTCGACATATTTTCATCAATTTTTTCGATAAGATCTTTTGAAACACCTCCTTTTCTTGCAAGGTCTTTTAATCTCTGCCTACCACTATCATCTAAATCTGGTTTATAATAATTGTAGTAAACTGTAGTTGGTAGTGTTGTGAGTGGTCCTGTGATGGGTGCTGGTAACTGTTGTGGTGTTGCTGCTGGTTGTGCTGCTGGTTGTGCTGCTGGTTGTGCTGCTGGTTGTGCTGCTGGTTCTGATGATGGTCTTGATGATGGTCTTGATGATGGTGCTGAAGGTGGAGGTGTTCCAGGACCAGGAATCATTGGTTCATCTTGAGGAGCTTCTATTCTAATTGGTCTAGAAACAATAACATTTTCTTGAACTGTATTTATCTTACCTTCGGAAACATACTTTTCTTCAGCACTAGTTGTATATGTACCAAATATTAATGAATTAGTATTACTGCTAGTTAATCTAAAAGTTTTACTACCACATTCAAATTTTGGATTAACATCTACATTTGGATTTGGAATAAAGAAAGAACCAAGAACCGCACCAGTGTCGTCAGTTATTAATTTAACATCTACAATAGTTGCTTCTGCTTGACTTGTTTGTCCTCTTAATTTCATTCCAATTGCAACATATCCACTAAATTGTCCTTGTGGTTGATTAGATAAACTATAAGTATCAATATTAAGAATAGATGATGTTGAAGAATATGATTCTGAAATATTAGTGGTAGAATTATATGGGTTTATTGTATAGACATCAGAAGGACTGTTGTATGTTCCATACTTATGATTTTGCTGAGCAACTCTAAAAGTTATTTTTGGTAATAATCCATTAGAATCATCAAAACTACCTATAACAGTTTCTCCTACCTGAAAAACACCGCTAATCATAGTAATTTCAAGTAATTTTGGTATAATATACTTATTAGTATCAATACCACCAAAGAATGAATAAACTTTTGTCAATGGTTTTAATCTTTTAGCGATAAATTCAATATTTCTAGATCTCATATATGGTATTAATCTAGTATTAAGAACTACATCTCCGAAAGAAGTTCTTTTTTCTGATACGGCCCAAGTATTTGTTGCTGCATCCCAAGTAGCTCCAGCAAACCCCGTTTGTGGATCAGATTGAAGAATTTTTTGTATTTCAGATTCTTCTCTATCAACAAAAATAGTATTTCCAGTAGATCTAGATTGGTCTACCCAAACATCGGATGATGGTTGTAGGAAAATGGTTCCCGTATAAAAATCGGTAGTATATGGGTTTACATTTACTGCTCTTGATGCATATGGTTGATCAATAATTATAGACTCTGTGTAATCTAATGTTACAAGTTGTCCAGTTCTTTTTACTCCACTTCCAATTAAACTAGTATCTGTTCTTGCATCTGCTAAAGGATTTGCTTCTGTTCCTAACCCAATGGAAGAATTTGTTCCAAGTAACAGATCAACTGATGTTGTAAAATGAGTTGGTCTTAATTCTAAGTTATTAGGATCAATAGAATTTTTATAAACTGTCAATCTATCTTGATTATCATTTGAAGTAAAATTATCAACAAAAAATCCACATTTAAATCTGTTGCGTTGATTATCATCTAATGTTGAAAAATTAGAAGCATTAACCTCAAGTAAAGAAAGCGAGGTGTAATATTCTAAATTTTCAATTCTATCTTCTAGTTTACCAATATCTGACATCCTATATCTTTTATGTTCCTTTAATTCAATATTAATTTCATTCACATTAATAAGATATGGTTGTAAATATGCAGTGGCAATTTCTAGAACATCTTCATTGATAATTGGTGGTTGAGGAGTTTCTGCAGGAGTTCCTATTTTTAATTGAAATCCGCCAGTTTTATCGATAAGAATTTTATCAATTCTTGGAAGATAGAACGAATATGATAAAAGAATCGATTCATCTGATGCTAAAACATTGGAAGCAGAATTTCCGGAAGATGTAAAATTCCTTGCTAAAAATTCAAATGGAGATCTTGAATTTAAAGACGGTGAAATAGTAGAAACTCTTGGTCTAATATCTAGAATATCTGAATTTCTTAAAGTAGTGTAAACACTTGGTATATTAGAATAATTAAATTGCTCATAAGAATTTACCGTTGTTATGTCACCAGTGTCCGATGCGGAAAAACTTGCAGATTCATAAACAATTTTTAATTTTCTTATGGGTTCTTTTGAGTTACTATTTCTAATAATCTTAGAATAGTCATAAATAGTTTCCTTTTGATTTGAATCGAAAGTAAAAGAAGAACTAATATCTTTATCTCCAGAATTTATAACAGAAATAAATGCAGTAATTCCAGATTCTCCAAATGTTACTTTTTCACCTTCAATAAAACTATTTGAATTCAAATTTACAAATCCTATCTGTAAATCATTAATTTTTTCTGCATATACTCCTAAAGATTGACTGCGTTCTCCAATAAAAGATTCTCCAATTAAAAGATCTCCAGTTTTATTGGTTGGACCATTTATAGAAGTTAAAACAATAGATGGGATGTTAGGATCGGTTACATCACTTGATTCAAATATACCATAAACACCTGTTACATCAGATTCAAGTAAACAAATTTCTTCATCATGTACTCTAGTACCATATGGATAGTTTCCATATGTAAGACCATCATTTAAGGTAGTGGCACCAACTCCAGATGCAGAATATATTGATTTATCAACAACTATAGATTTTATTCTATTTCTATTTTTAATTTTTGATTTTACATTGTTTTTTCTAAGAGTAGCAATTAATTTTGCAGATCCACTTCCAGAAATACCATTGATAGTTAATGAACTTGATCCAGGACCAAAAGAAAATTTATCTTCAGTTAATGTTTCTGTTTGACCACTGCTCATTATTAAAACATATCGTTCTTCATCGAATGGTAAAAATGTTTCATTTGTTCCGGCATTAATCACTCCAGTAGAACTAGAGGTAATAGTAACATCAAACTGTTTTCTTATTGTTAAACTAGAATTGGTTAAATCGACGTTTGATACATATTGTTTTGGAAGAATGGTGTATAAAGAATTATCCTCTGATGATTGCAATGTTGTGGTTATGATTTTAAAATCTGAAGGATTAATCTCAACTGTCGGAAGATCACCATTACAAACACCAACAACTGATGTAACACTACTAATTCCTAATGTTCTATCAGATACTGAGGTAATTTTGGCGTAACTAATTGTAGAAATTCCGGGATTAGAAAATGCTACTAGATTTCCTGTAGTTACAATTCCGGTAAAAATTACATTAGAAGAAGTTACTGTACTAATTCCACCAGATTCTGCAGTTATCTTCACTTGCCCAATAAGTCCAGAAGAACTCTGAATCGTATCTGCATTAAATGTATATGCAGTTCCAACTACACCATAAATTGATTTTACATCACTTATTCCATATTCTTTTATTGATTTAGTTACTCTAGTGTTCTCTACGCCATCAAAAATAAGTTTTTCTCCTAATGAAAATTTGCCGCTAGAACTATAAACTGTAACTGCTGTTCCTGCAGAAACATCATATCTAAGAAAACCTACAGCACCACTTTGCTTCCCTTTAATATGAGTAGGGGTATTTAAAGTTATTGGTTCATTTAATTGAATAGTTGTATATGGTTGTATATCATACAGAGTAATATCCCACTGATTTTCTTGTGGATTTGATGTGGTGTATGAACCAGATTCTAAAGCAAAGTCATATACTCTAGCAAGACCAATTTCATTTCCCGATTCAATATGAGAAGATACTCCTACTCTAGAGTCTCTTAAACTAACATAATAAGTAGTAGCAATGCTAACTATTGGTGAACCATAAACTCTGTTAAGTGTAATTGTAGATCCTGTAAAATAATTTATACTTTGATTTTCTAAAGTTTTCGTATTTCTTGGTTTAGGAAAATCTAAAAATGTTGGACTAATAGTTTCAATTTCAAATCCTCTCACATATGCTTTAAGTGGAGATATATTATAAGTTCCAAGATCTTCACTTGGAGTATTATTATTATATGTTAATTGATCTGAATTGAAGATACCATTATTCCCTAAAAAATTATTAAGAGTTTCTTGCGCCTTTACAATAGGGGGATTTACATAATAGTCTCCAGATTCATCAAATGTTCTTCTTGCAAATTCTTGCGATAATACATTATATTCCACCTTGCCTGAAATATTAACAAGTTTTCCTGCATTAATCTCTAATAATTGTACAAAATTATTAGTGTCAATTGAGTCTAAAGGTATTTGTTCTAATGTTGCAAAAATCGAAAATCTGTCTGCTCCAGGTGCTGCATAATTTGAGAATCCTTGAGAATTATCGTATAAAGAATCATCGTCATATGATGTTTTAATTTCTTCATATATTCTAAGACCTACTTTAGCACTTGGAACATTTGAATATGGGTCTAAGTATAAAATACTTGTAGGAACAGTTACAAAGTATCCTCTTAGAAAATATATTCCTTCTTCCAAATAAACTGCGGAACCTATGGATGTGCTATTTTGTGAGATTGTAGTTGCAAATCCTTCTCCTGTTCTAATTAAAATTTCTGAGGGATCCTCTTCATCTATGGTATTTGGATCTAATACTAAAATGTCTTGATCCAATAATAAGTTTTCGCCATCTATAAAAGTTTTTTGTGAATTATCTTGATTTCCTGAGGTTAAATATTTTACAAATAAAGTATTCTTACTTACACCGTTACCCGTTTTTAAATAACTTTCAATCGTAGCAGTAACACCACTCTGTTGACCTTTTATTTTTGTTCCCAATAAACTTTCAAGATAGATATCAGAAGGAAGTCCTTGATAATAATCATCTAAAATTACACTATTAAGATCATTTTTATAAACTATGTTTCCAGGAACAACTACAGAACCCTCTTTAAAAATATGATTTCCAAATTGTTCAATTTGATTTTGTAATATAGATTGTAATGTAGTTAATTCTCTTGCCTGGACTGGATATCCGGGTTTAAAAAGAACTTTATAATATTCGTTTTTAAAATCAAAGTCATCAAAATAAGGAGAGACATTAAGGTTTGTTTCTTGTGACATAGTGTTTAATCTTTAAAATTGCAAAATAACTTTGATATCTTCTTTTTGATTTGTAGACCTAGTTATTGACGGTCTATGATCAACATAAATTATATTTCCCGAATATTTTTTAACCTCAGGATTTGATATTCCTTTGGTAAAGGATTGTCCAAGATAGTATGTTCTACTATTTATTGAAGTGGATACACCACTAAAGGAAGTATCTATTCCCAAAACTACACTTCCACCAGTAATATTTAATGATCCTCCTGTTGAAAGAGAAGAGGTGAATCTATTTAAATTAAATCCATAAGTTGGAGAAGAATTTTGCGTTCCATCACTATTAAATCCAACTAAAGATTTATCTTGCCAATATTTTAGAACACCAGTATTCTTATCATAAGAAATTACTCTACCAACAGCGGTAGATGCAGTTCCAATAGTTTGTGTAATTCTAGAATCTGGAACAAAGGTTGCTGAATCATATCCATTTCCAGATAACTTAAGTGCATAAACTGCACTCGCTTTGTTTTCTACCAATAGAGAAGATGACCCATATACTTCAGGATTTTCAACAATTCCAATTCTAGAAATTTGATTTCCTGTTATAAAATCAGGATTTTCTGAATCATTTTCAATTCTAGAAAAAATTAAAACGTTTTTTGCTCCTAATTCTCTATAAATATCTGCTCCATGACCACCTTTTGGCGGAATAATCACATCAAAAGATGGCGTTGTAGACCCCGTAGGAACTCCACCAGAAACCAAATCAACCGTTCCATAAGTATACCCAGATCCACCCTTAGAAACAGTAATTGAATCTATTTTTGAGTCATTATTGACAATTATTGTAACCTCAGCTCCAGATCCATCACCTACAATAGGAACTTTTACATATGATCTATTAGGAGGTCCAACTTCAACTCCACGATTTGTAATTGTTACTACTTTTATTTGACCACTAGTTAATGCATTATCTCTTACTGTGGCATTGTCATCACTAGTTTCCCAATTCTTTGGAACAGGTATAAAATTAGCAGAATCAAATTTTATAATTTCACTAGGTTTAATTGTATACAAATATTTCCAAACATACCCGTCTCCACTATCTCCTGCGATTCTTGGTTCCAGATCTGTAAATGTAGGTTGATCTAAAGATGGTCTTCCTTCAGGGTTTTCTGGATCAGTTCCATTTTGAAGACAGATATAAACTCTATAATCTTCATTTATCACATAATAGTTTGCAGAATATAAACTAGTTGCTCCTGATGGTTTTGATGTATTAGTTCTACTAATATTATGGCGGTACATATCATATATTGTACCTGATGTCCAAACATTCTTTTTTACAACTTGATTTATATCACTAGGATAGATTTTTTTTAATCCAACCATTGTATCCCAATAATCATTCTCTTGATCAAAACTATCTTTAGGTGCTGGTGGATTAAAATCCCAATTTGAATCATAATCAGTAGGATTTGTCAGACCAACAAAGCAATAATAAGAATTTGTAGTAGAAGTTGCGGTCGCTACAAAGTTTTTTGCATTTAAAATTCTAAGTTGATCAGTTATTATTGCAGACATTTTGCAGTTTTTTATTTATTTATTAGATATATTTTGAATAATTAAGAGGATTATATCTTTCTACGATTGGTGATGTTGAAATTCCAACTAAACCATTATTATAAAATTCAAAATCTTTTGGATTTGATCTAAATGGAGCAGAAATTCTTCCCCAACTAAATTCTCCAAAAAATTCACTATAACCGGTTCCAACAAGACCATTATAATTTCTAACACTTACTGTTACTTTAGCAACATGTGTAATTCCTAACCCAGGAACACTTGTTTGGGCAATTGAAACTGCGGCAACTTGATATACATTATCTAAGAAAGAATTTCCAATTGAAACTATTGATCCATTTGATCTTAAAGAAGTGACACCATATCCAATATTTGAATTGTATACAACAAAATAATAACCAGTTTGAATTCCACTTACCGTTATTGCAGTGCCAACTATTGAAGAATCTCTTAGGAAGGAATCTTTGGGTATAACAAGATCAAATACAATTCCTGTAGATGCAACTCCCACAGACACTGTTGAAACTCCAGAAATAATTCCAAAATCTCCAGTATATGTAACTAATGAAATGTCTTCTACATAATCTGAAATTTTAGGATTTTCAATAATAACTATTGGCGGATTTGTTGATGTATATCCAAATCCAGAATTTGTAATACTAATAGAAGTAACAATTCCAGATGTAATTGATGAAGTTGCACTAGCTTTTTCATTGTTTACTCCAAATTCAAATGTTGTTGTTGCAATTCCAAGATTAGTAGTTGTAGTTCCAAGACCAACTTGACTAGATCCCAAAGAAACAACCACAGTTCCAGTAGGAACATATTCATTTTGAACTATCAATCCTGTAGTTATTCCTATTGTATTAATTCCAGTAACAATGTTTGTACTCACTCCAATTATACCTTCAGCAGATACAATCGAAACAAAATCTCCAACATCTATTGGATCAGCAAAAATAACTGTTGGAGCAGATATATAACCAATACCACCGTTTGTAATAGATATTGAAGTTATTGTGCCAGCAGTAGAGACTATTGCAGTAGCAGAAGCTCCAACAAGATTGTCTTGCGATACTATTCTAATCTTATTTTGTTTTAAAGAATTTTCTTTTGCACTATCAAAAAATGTTTTTACACTTTCAACAAAAATAACTGTAGATCCTATACCAACAGATTGTATAATTTTTGTATTTGGATAAATTAAAGGTTCATACCAAATTCTATCTTTTGTGATCGGTTTTCCATCAACAAATAAATCATCAGTTTGTTTACACCAAATTAATGGTCTAGTATAATTTGTATCAACATTTATTCCTGGTCCAGGATATGAATTGGTATCAATACTATCAATAGAGTTAACTGACATTACAATTCTCTCTTCTTCACTATAAGCAAAGTTATCATCATTTAATCTTACATTATCTCCAACTTTAATTGTCTCTAGAATATCAACATCAATAACATCAACAGAAGAAGTTCCTTGATAAAAAAGTATTTTTGAGGTATCTCCTGGTTTTGGAGCTTCTGTAAATGTAATATAACTTCCTCCATTAAATGTATATCCTTTACCGGGAACTTGTAATATATCATTTATGAATATTAATAATGTTGCTTGCACATCAATATTAGAACCTTTTTTGGATTTAATTGACCTAGGAGATCCATTCAATTTAATTTGAAATGATGTGGAATTTCCATCAAATAATTCATCGAAAGGATCAAGAACTAAAAGATTTCCCAAAGACCAACCAGAAAAACTATCTGAATATGTTCTATCTACAATAATTTGGAATTCATTAAATGTAATTTCAGACGAAGTGGGAATACCAACAGTTCCACCAACACCAACTGTTAAAATTTCTCCAGATTTATATCCATATCCAGTATTTTGAATTTCAAAATCAATTATACTAGATCCTTGTCCAACAACTATATTAATTCTAGCTTCAGTACCAATTCCAGCAGTAGAAGAAGAACTATATTTCAAAGGAATGTTAGAATAACTTAATGGAGAATCAAATACAACTATAGGTGGATTTGTAAAAGTATATCCAATGCCAGGATTTGTAATTGCAACACTTACTATGTTTCCATTTTGAACTGAAGCAATACCGACATATGTAATATTAATATCTTCTAGATCTTCTGTTTTAATACCAACTCTAACGGATTGAAGACCAGAACGATATCCAGATCCACTATTTCCAATAGAAATCGAAGAAACTGTTCCTAACCCAGAAATAATCGCAGTTCCTCCAGCAGAAACTAATGGTTGATATCCAAGACCTGGAGTAGAAGCAACTGAAATTATCACTCCACCTAAAGGAACATTAGCAGTGTTAATATCATATGATGTTGATGAAATTGACCCCGTAAATTGAATACTAGTGATTCCTACATTTTCTTTAAGAGTGTAATCTCCAATAGAACTAGTAGGAAAATAAAGTCCTTGTGGACCTTGGAAAATTTGATTAACTAATATTACAGAGTTATCTGATGAAATATCAGTTACATTGTTTCCATTTGATTTTAATGTAAATGAGGTTGAATAACCACTAAATCCCAATGAAATATCATCAAAAATATAGTTTTTACTATAAGGTTCTTCGCTTGTGTTTTCAATTCCCGATCTTATAAATGCTCTTCCACTAAAAATAGAAGATGTGCTAATTCCACTGTAATCTACCTCATTTGGAGACACTGTTGAATATCCAACTGGTTTTGGACCATAAGGAGCAGTTATAAAATTAATCGTATTGTCAGTAATGTTATAATCGCCTTTAATTTTTGTAATTAATGAACCAGTAGAGTGCGAAGAACCTACTGTTCCCATCCATGGTCTTCTTACTAAAAAGGCATTAGTTGCTCCATATCCTGCAGAATCTAGAAGCATTATTTCGTCATTAATTTTTATCAAATCGCCATTAAAAAATGAATTTGAGTTAGAAACTAAAAATAAATTTTGAAGTCTAGTAATTCCATTTGTAAGTGATGACGTAATTGCAGTTGAAACAATAGGAGATTGTATTACATTATCAATACTAATTAAAACTCTAGAATTTTCATTTTTTGATGTAAGTGAATGAGAAGTTCCTATTCCAACTGAAGAAATAGTCAAAGGAACTGGTATAAATTTGAGCGCATTTTCAGCACTTGACGCAAATCTAATACTAGATTCACTAACTTTAATTGCATAAACACTTGTTGGAAGTTTATCAGTTAAACCTATTCCAGCAATGGATGTTGTGGCAATGCCAATAGATTCCGATGTTCCTACGCCAAAATTACTATAAATTAATTCCTCACCTGTAGTAAAAAAGTGTCCAGGAATTTTAATTAAATTTTTAGTAGAATCTACTATTTCAGGATTACTTCCATCAAAAGTTTGTTTAAATATTGGAATATTTTTATGATTTAATGGAAATTGTTGTTTAATGACTGAGAAAGTTCCATCATAGGTTGAAAAAGTGCTGTTAATTTGCGCTCCCATACTACTTACATCTCTATTGAGTTAGGTTAAATGGTATTTAAAAGTTTTAAAGAATTTTGAAATACTCTCACTTGAACATCTACATTTGGTATTGGAGTAAATGTAAGTTGAGTTGTTCCTCCAGAAATTGTCGCATCAAAAACACCAATACTAGATCCAGTCTGCAGAACTCCAAATTGAGATAAAAATGCAGTTTCTCCGTCATCAGCTAAAGCAATTTCAGATACTTCACATTGATTATTTGTAGTATCTTCTATGCTAACAATATAATACGCACCAGAATATTTATTTGAATATTGACACACAACATTTGCTGTTGGAGATGCACTCGATCCAATTAATGTTAATTTGGATTCCAAATTTGCTGAATCTAAACTTGTTGTTCCTATTCCAACAGATGAAGTATTAGCTATTGAAACCTGAATAGTATCAACATAATAACCAACTTCTAATTCCGCATTAGGTATAATATCAATTTTTAATTGTGATCCAGATATGTAAGCATTATATGTTCCTATTCCAATACTTCCCACCGAATCTAAAGAATCTGTAGACAATTGACCATATTCTAATAATTCTACATTAGATCCATCATGCAAAACCGTCAATTCATCATATTCAAAATATGATTTATCCATTGCTGCATATTGAACTAAAATTTTAGATGCTCTATATGTTGAAGCAATTCCAACTATTGTTGTTGATCCATATCCTGTTGGTAGTGTAGTGGTATTGCTAGAAATCTTTATAGTATCTCCTAAATCTATTGTTCCAATACCAGAAACATTTTCCATCATATCATATGAAAGAAGGTTTATTATATAATCATTGGTTTCAAATTTAGTTGGATAGAACAACAACTCTCCAGTAGAAAAATAAGTATTAAAATCAAAAGATCCAAGATCTCCTACTGTTTCAACACTACCATATTGGTTTAAAAATCCAAAAATATCATTATGAATCAGTGTTGCAATAAGAATTTGTCTTTCTTCTGTAAATTTTCTATCAATAATATAACTTATATATTTTTTAGATCTTATAGAATTTAAATCAAAAGAATCTATTAAACTATATGATGTAGATCTTGGATTATCATCAAACTGACTAGTAATATCATCAATGATTAATACTCTATTACCAACAGACTCAAAATAATCTTGTAGTGTTACATTTTCTAATATTATTTCATTAGAAATAGTATTGGAGTTTATAGAAAGAGTTCTTTCATTTGCAAGATCAAAATCATTGTAACAATTGAGACCGATTACATTTATGTAATCACTAATAATAGATGCATCTCCAAAATTTTGTTCCGTTGATATTCCAGAAAGATCATTTGATTCTATAATTAAATTAGAGAATTTCTTAAATCCAACAGTATGATTTAATGCACTTACAGGATCTTTCCAATCCTCATAGGGTACTTTTGATTTTATATCATATGAAAAATATTGATAATAATCACTGTCGTGCAATCTTTGGAAACTATTATTTAAAAATCCAGATTCTAGTTTCCATCCTTTTCTTACAATTGAGGAATTGGATACATCATAAGATGTATCATAATCATCATTCGATAAAGAATATTCAATAATGGCTTTAGAATTTGAAGAGGATCCTACAATTGTGTCGCTGTTTTTAAAAATTCCCGATGATGTTACAGACAATATTTCATTATATGAATCCCATGCATTAACTATTCCACTAGAGATTGAACTAGATATTAATTCATTAATAAAAAACTCATTTTTCTTTAAAGATATGTCAAATATTGGAAAGAATTTTTGTGGTGTTATTCTTCCGGCAGAATATACTGAAGAAAATGTGCCCGGTTCTTCTCCAGATTCTAAGTAATTTTCAAGACTATAAGTTACTGTTCCATTTCCACCGCCAATATTTGGATTTACTGAAGTCAATGTAAATAAAGCATAACCATAAGAAGATGAGTTATATCCCTTTGGTGTACTTGATACACCATCATCTACTGTATTATTAGTTTCTACACTAACAGAGGTGTTCTCAATGAGAACTTTATCACCAAGTGTAAATGGATAATCAGAAATAAAACTATAACTTACTCCAAGACCTACAGTAACTTCTTTGGTAGTACTATTAAATGTAATAGAATTGATACTAATTCCATTTGAATTATTTGTTGGAATAATTCTAGGAGTTACATTACTAATACCTTGTGTATTTTTAAGAATAGTAACTTCTTTGTCACCAAGTTTATAATCTAAATCAATATCACTAACAACATTGTTTGTAATTCCATCAAGTACAATTAAATTTGGAGCAATATTATAGTTTTTACCCAAAGAAGAAATTCCTATTCTTTCAAAAGAATAAAGTGATGATAATTTTAAAATTTTAGGTGTTTTAGCAGTTGGGCGTAATGTTTTATCTGCAGAGTATTCAAAACCAATATCTTGAATTTCAGTTGTAATTACATTTCCAATATTGGAACTAAATGGTTCTAATACTGCTCCATATCCATTTATTGATAAAACTGTTGTAATTCCTGGAAGATTTTTATACCCATTTCCTTTATATGTGACATTGATATTTGCAATTTCACCAAAAGCGGTTAGAGAATCTGTTGTATATGAAATAGTTGATTCGGAAGAACCATAAGATAATTTTTCTGGTTTTTTCTCTAAATTATATTTGAAAGTATAAGTACTAATTCCAGATACTCTGTGATTTCCACTGTAAATACTGTTTTCTATTAAAATTGAATTATTACCTAAAACATTTTCGGAATCAGAAATAATTTCCAGTTTTGTTTGATCATTTTCATCATAGTTTATGGGTTCTAGTTTATAGTAGAGTATTTCTGGAACAGAATCACTCAACCTAAGAGTTACTGTTGCGTTAGTATCAACACCAACCTTTCCCACCCGCGTGATATGATACGAGTTAGTATCAATTTTAGAATTAAAAATATTATCAAACAATGAATCTGTA